GCCCGTTGTCGTGCCGAGATCGAGCGCCAGCAAGGTGCGGTCGGCGCGGAAGGCAGGCGGCAGATCGGGGATTGCCTCCTGCATTCGGGTGGTCAGAGTCGCTTCAGCCATCGTGGTCTCCTTTTCGGGTTGGCTGCGGGGGTGGAAGACGACGGCGGTCATGTGCTTGGCGGTACGGGCCGCCGTCGTCGGATCGGAACGTGCTGGGAGCGTCAGAGCTCGCGCGCGCGGATACCCCTCGACGTATGGCAGGAGAGGCCAAACCTGCCGGTTGGCCTCCCCATACGTAGTATGGGGGTTTCACACCTAACTCCTCAGATGTGGGTAAGCGGCTGATCTCAAATTGAAAATCAGGATCCGCGAGGAGTGAGGGAGGAGTTAGCCCCCAAACTCCTCGCGGCGCGCAAGTCATTGTTTTCATTGATTGAGGAGTTGGTGAGGACATAGGAGTTAGGCCTCACTCTTAGGAGTTGGGCCTGATTTTCCGTCCTCTTTGCCTGCCATCGGGTAGACCCAGACCGATGGGTTTTCGACTTGCAGGCAGACCCCGGATTGCGGGCATTTGTAGTGGCTCGGGAGGACAGGACGGGCGGTTTCCAAGACTTCTCCAGTCTCAGGATCGACCGATTGCTCGGGACCGAAATGCATGCCCTCGACAGCCAGATAGCCGAACCGTGACCGCACCACAGGGAATCCGAACGCGGATCCGTTCCTCAGAAACTTCACGAAACCCTTCGTGGCGAGAACACTGAGGCGTTCCCTGATCGTGTATTTACTGCCCAGACCGCCCTTGTTTTCGAACTTTTCGGCGAACTGCATCGTCGTATACAGGCGGCACTCAGCTGCTTCTTCGAATAATATGCCGACAATGACGTCGCGCTTTCGATCCCGTTCTGCGTCGTGTCTTGCGCCAACTTCCTGGCGGACCAACCGCTCATTTATCGGATTGATCTCGACCCATTGGCCGCCGACCTTGTCGATCACCTTAGGCGGCAACGCGGGTCCATTGCGCAGCTCGATCTCCAGCTTTCGTTCCGACAAGTCCTCGTCCGGGCGATGCAGGATCAGGCCGGAGGTGTAGAAGCCGCGCAGCGCGCTTGCGCCGGAGAGGGCGAGGAAGGGATCGTCCTTTACCTGCTGCTTGCTGAGCTTCTTGGTGTGGTGGATCAGGATAACCCCGCAGTCGGGGTCGATATGGTTGCGCAGAACCTCGACCCGTTCCTTCAGGAAAAACATCATGGCGGTGTTGTCGTTTTCGCCGCCGCCATCGGGACCGCCGTCAAAGAGGTTCCGGATCGGGTCGACGCAAAGGATGTCGGGCGGTGCCTCCGGGAACGCAGTTTGCACGGCGCGCGCCACGCGCACACTGCCCTCATTGTCGAGCAGCATCTTCAGCTTGGGCGTGGCAACGAAGGTGTCGCGTGCGGCGGCCAGCACTTCAGGCGGCAGGGCGATCTGCTTCAAGCGTTCGCGGAGATAGTGATACTGAATCTCAGCCTGCAGGTAGAAGATGCGCAGCGGCCGCGGCGGGGTGAAGCCGAGAAACGGCACGCCAGCGGCCATGTGGACGAGCCAGGAGATCAGTAGATCGCTCTTGCCGACCTTCGGCGCGCCACCCAGCACCAAGAGGCCGCCGGGCGTCAGCACGCGCGGCGCGATGATGTCCTGCGGCATGGGACTCTGGTCGTCCAGCAACGCGCCCAGCGTGAACGCTGGCATCTCCTGCGGGCCCGGTGCGCCGGACTCCAGCCGGATCAGGGGCGGTCCGTATTTCTCGACATGCCGGTTCCAGAGCCGCTCGGACTCGCGTTTGAGCCGTTCGACGGGCCACTGTGGCCGCAGCATCGCGGCGTTGTAGCCGCAGATGCCTTCCCAGCCCTCGTCCTTGGTCATCCGGCCCTCGTGGACCATGCGGATGAAATGGCCGATCGCGGCCGACGCCCCCTCGAAGCGGGACCAGTCGTCCTGAGCCCCCTCGCGCACCGGGGTCACCAGCACATCGTCCATGGCGGGTTTGTCTGGATGCGTAAACTCGGGCTGCAGGGACACGCCCGGCGCAGGCGGCATGTCGGTCACGGCCTCAATGAACTCGGCCAGATCGCGCTCGCGGTCGGCGTTCAGTTCAACGATCCGCACCTGCGTTTTCAAACTGTTCTTGTAATAGACGCTGCCTGCCACCCGGATCGGCTGGTGGGCTGAGCGGAAATGCATGTCACCGCTGACCTTGGCCGCGATGTCGCCGCGCAGACGGGTCACACGGAGGATTTCGTCGCCCTCGGCAGGCTCGGTCAGCACCCACCAGACATGGGCTTTCCGCTGACCTTCAGGCGTCACACCACCGCTTTCCACCACCATGGTCGGCGCGCCAAGATGGCGCTCCAGATGGGCCCGCTTGGCGGCAATGTCGCCGGTGTCGAGATCGACCACGACGGTCTGCATCTGCAGGATTTCTGCCGCCTTGGCCTGGCCGGGCGCGGCCACAGTGCCGGGGATCACGTAGACCGCCGCGCCCTCCCTCGACGCCCACGTTGCGAAGGTCGCCATCTTATCGGGGGCGGCCTGATCCGCCTCCAACCAGATGTTATGCGGGGGACCGTCGATGCCCTGGCCCTTGTCGATGAAACTGCGGACCGGGATCAGCCCGTCGCAGTATCCGAAGACGACCTGCATGAACTGCGCGATCTGCTCGGGATCAGGCTCGTCGCCGAACACATCAATCTGCGGGGCCGCGTCGTTGAAGTCGCGCCATGGATTGAAGTGGACGATATTTTCCTTGGGCGTATCTGAAGTTGTGTCGTCGCGCATGGCTGTGTCCTGGTCGGGGTCTGATGGATCGCTGGGCTCGTCGGTCATGCAGCCAGGCTCCAACACCGTTCGGCATGGGCGCAGAACCGGCACTCGAAAAAGTCGCGACTGGCGGCGATGCGGGGCAGCAAATCGCCCGCGTCGGTCGCCTGCAGGAGCCGCACGGCGCGGTCAGACATGCGCTGCGCCAGATCGGCGTCGAACGGGACAAGCTCATGGTGCAGCTCGGCCGTGTCCTTATTGATCGCCGTGAAGAGCGCCGGTGCAACTGAGACCCCCGGAACCGAAGGCTCCATGTAGGCCTGGTAGATGGCGATCTGCGCGGCGTAGACCGGCTTTGAGATAGCCACGCCGTCCTTGACGCAGGCCCGCCAGTTCTTCGCGTTCATGGTCTTGCACTCCCAGAGCGCCGGGGTGCGCAGACCAAGCGTCGCCGGAGCGTCAGCGATGATCCCGTCGACATGGCCCCGGATGCGACCGCCCGCGACGGAAAAGCCGAACTGGCCGCCATCGCGTTTTTGGGTGATCAGATCGATCCCGGCCGCGCGCAGCCAGCGGATCGCCAGATCCTCGAGCTGGTGGCCGATCGCGAAGATCCGCAGGGTCTGCCCGCCGAAATCGGCACCCTCATCCTTCGGCGCACCGGCAAACTCGAACTGCAGCGCGCGTTCGCAAGCATGCCCGAGGCGGGACGCGCCGAGATAGGTCCGGGGTGGCGTGGCCTCGCGTTCGGCAATGAGGGCTGCGTCGACCAGTGTGTTAATCCGCTCGGCCACGGAGGGGCGTGGGTTGAAATCCAGCATCAGAACGGGACCTCGCCCCCGGCGGCGATGCGCGACATCTCGGCGCTGTAACCTTCCAAGACCTCCTCGATCAGCGCGGTGACTTCGGTCGCATCCAGATCGCAGAGCCGCTTGTTCCAGCCGATCTCGTCCATGGTCGTGCCAAGCCGCTTCATTACCAGCGCGATGGCGAGGCGTTCTTCGTCAGTGGTTCCCTGCATGGTCAGTCCTTTCCGGTGGCGGGCCGCGAAGAACGACTGGCAGTGCATCGAGCAGAACCAGCGGTGTTCGCGGGGGCGGGGTTTGTTGGGGTTGAAGAAACCGAAGCCGCGCGCGGGGCGCAGGCAGATGGCACAAGGCTTGATGCGCGGGTGCCAGAGCCGAATACGCTCCGGTCGATCCGCAGCCGGGTCGGGCGGGGATGGGATTTGCGCGACATGGCTCACGCGGCCCTCCCGAGGGACGGGACGGCCCGTGCGACCAGCTGGCTGATTTCGCGCTTGTTGAATTTGAAGGTCATCAGCGCCGAGGCGCGATAACGGGTGAGGCCATAGTCGCTGCGAAATTCTGTCGGCAAGTATTGCAGCTGCTTCTCGGTCGCGGCTTGTTTCAACCAGCTCTTCGATTTGAAGGCGCTTTCGTCGGTCTCATGGGTGTTCAGCCAGTCATCTGCCTGCGCTAGGCAGATCGCACGTTCGCCCACACCAAGCAGCCGGGACGCCTGACCTTTGCCGCCGCCGACAGCGTGCCAACGGCCCTCAAGGAAGAAGATCCCGCCCCAGGCGTTGAACCCGTTGGCCATCAGGGCTGCATCGTCGCCGAAGAGATCGACCCATGCGAAACTGGAGCGTTTCAGCAGGTCAATCTCAGACATGATGAAACTGTCGATCGGGGCCGAGCCCTTTCGCGACAGGTCAGCGCCACAGAATGGGCATTCAGTGACGGCGAGCGGGATCTGCGCCTCGCATTCTGGGCAGGTTTTGCTCGGAGCGGGTCCCGGCACCGGATCGCAACCGTCCAAGTCGACATCCTGTTCCAGTGTGCCATGGGTCAGGCTCGACGTCCCGAAATCCAGCACGATGCAGTCGGTCTTGATGACGCCCGGGTATTCTTCGGGATCGACCGTGCGCAGACCGCGGCCGATCATCTGGATCATGGTGGATTTGTAGGATGACGGGCGCAGCAGCACGACGCAGGAAGAGGGCGGATGGTCCCAGCCTTCCGTGAGCACGGCGACGTTGACGATCACCCGGATTTCGTCCGAGGCATAGGCAGCGAGGATTCTGCGCCGGGTTGCCCCGTCCAGATCACCATGGATGACGGCAGCCGCGATACCGGCGTTATTGAACGCTGCGGCGACGTTCTCGGCATGAGCGACGGTGGAGCAGAAGACGACCGTGGGCCGGTCGCTCGCTTTCTCGTGCCAATGCCGGATCACCTCGTCGGTGACCGGGGCGCGGTTCATGATGCCCGCCACCTCGTTCATGTCGAAATCCGAGACGGTCTTGCGGACCGCGCGCAGTTGTTCCTGAACGCCGACGTCTATGATGAAGGTGCGGGGCGGCACGAGATGACCGGAGGCGATCAACTCACCCAGCCGGACCTGGTCGCCCACATTGTCGAAAATCTCGCGCAGACCTTTGCGATCGCCCCGGTTCGGAGTGGCAGTGACGCCGAAGATCCGGCAGTCGGGATTAACGCTGCGCGCGCGGTCGATGATCCGGCGATAGCTGTCGGCCACTGCGTGGTGCGCCTCGTCGATCACCAGCAGATCAAGTGCGGGCATTGCCTTGAGGTTGCCGGGACGTGTCAGCGTCGGCACCATGGCGAATGTCGCCTGACCGGCCCAGTCCTTGCTCCCGGCATCGACCACCGAGGTGGTAATCTCAAGCGCGACCCGGCCGAACTTGGTGCGGTTCTGCGAAGTGAGTTCGTCGCGATGGGCGAGGATGCAGGCCTTGGCCTTGCTGCCCTCGATGGAGCGCGCAACGACGGCGGAGAGCGCGATGGTCTTGCCGAAACCGGTCGAGGCGATGCTGAGCGTGTTGCCATGATCGCAGAGCGCAGCGAGGCTGCGCTCCACGAAGAGGCTCTGGCGCGGACGAAGGCGCATGACGCGACCCCTTACTGGGCCCATGCCGGGCGACCCGGCACAGGTGCGGTGGCAGGTTGCGGGGCGGGTGCGGGATTGGCGGCTGGTGACTGTTGGCCCAGCGACGGCGCCGCGCCCATGAGTTGCGCATAGTCGCGATGATCGGGAGTCACCGCGCTGCGGATCTCGTTCTTGTCGTCACCGCTGGCATCGGTGCCGATGTCGATCCGCGCGATGAACTCAATGCCGTCCAGATCGGCAAAGCCGCTGATGCGCCGCGCAGCCTGCGCCTCGGCCGACATGTCCTTGTCGGAAATCCCGCGCGCCGAGTTCAGCATGCCGCGCACCAGGCTGCGGCCCATGTTGGTCCAGTCCGGACCCTTGGGGCTGTAGAGGCCAATCAGCGTGAAGATCTTGCGCCGGGCATATGGGCCCTCGGTCACGGTGAACTCACCGTTGAGATAGACAGCCCCAGTGGAACCGCGCGTGGCATAGCCGCCGGTCCAGCCCTGCGAAGCATCGTCGAACCCGCCCGGGCGGATGGTCAGGCGCACCTTGGCCAGCGTACCCTTGGGGATGAGGTTGGTGTTGCTCTGCGCGTCGTTGAAATCGTTCCAGGAACCCATGGGGAACCTCCTTCTATTTTCAGGATTGCGGTTGGGATTGTTCGGCGGCCGCCGGATCGGCAGGCGGCGGGGCGTAGGTCAGCCGGTCAGTCGCCGGGGCAGCGGGCGTCCGGATTTTCGCCATCAGGCGGCCGAGATGGGGTTCTTCGACTTGGGCCAGGCGGCCGGAGCGATCCTTCGCCGGGAAGCCCCAGGGGTTGATCGTCTGGCAGACAAAGGCGCGATACGGATCGCCGCCGTCGGCCTTCAGCTCCGCCATGGTGATCACCTCATCGACGATCCCCGGCAACTCCAACCCAGTCTTGGAGCCATCGATCTGCGGCTGGAACACCTTGCGATTGAAGTCGTCGAGCTTCTCGTCGAGGATCCCGACAAACCAGACGTTCTTGGCCCGCGTGTGCTGCAGATGCGTGAGCCAGCCGATCATCTCACGGCCGTGCAGGCCGTAGGCCCCGCGCACATCCGGCTTGCCGGTTTTTTCCGACAGCGCCTCCGGCTGGCCCTTGCACCACCCGAAGCACAGCCGCCCCGCCACAGTGATCGAGTCCACGAATATCGTGTCGTAGCGGTCCAGTGCGGTCGGATTGCCAAAGCGCTCGCACACGGCGGCATAATGCGCCGGGCTGTAGGGTTGCTCGTCGCGAAGCGCCGGGTTGGGTCCGCCGATGAATACCGCGAAATCCCGGCATTCCGTCCATGTGCGCGGCCGGATGCTGTCGCCCGCCCAGCCCTCGATGGCGAGATCACCGGCCTCCAGATCCATGAAAAGCGTGCGCTCGGGATCAAGGGTCCACAGGAGGGAAGTTTTCCCAATACCGGATTTGCCGAAGATGCAGCCCTTGATACCGCGCGGTTCGGCCAGTCGCTGGTCGGCGCTGATGATGGGGAGGCTCACTGGTCAGCCCCCTGCGGGAGGATCTCGACCTTCAGCGTGCCGGGCCGAACGGTGCGTGCGGGCTCGAAACCCTGCCGGATGGCCTCGGGCCAGGCGGCGTATTTGCGCTCGGGCACCTTGTAGGCCAGATCGACATATTCGGCTGGGTCGTCGCCTGCATCGCGGATCCGCGCGACCATGTCGGCCAGTCGGCCCTGATCCCAATCCACCCGTTTCGGCAGATCGGCGACCACGGTGAAATCGCCGTCGTCGAACCTGACGGTGCCGGTGTCTTTGCCTGCGGCTTGGCGTTCCTCGGTGGCGCGAGTGGCGTAGCGAACGGCCAGTCCAGCATCGAAGCGGGTCTTGGCCGTCTTGTCGCGCTTCAGGCGCTCGTCGATCTCGCGCTGCAGGATTGCCAGCAATTCGACCGGCAGGGCCGCGATTTCGGCTGCGCTCAGGGACGGCAGATCGTCGGGCGTGGGAGTATTCTCGGGGAATGGCATGTAAGGGTCTCCGTGATCGGTGAAAAAGGATGGGAAAGAGGGCATCACGCGGCCTCGAGCAGGCGCACCGACAGGGCGGCACCGCTGGATCGGGGTTTGGGCCGGGCGATGGCGATATAGGCAAAGTGATCGGGGCCGATCCGCGCCTGGACGAGATGGACAAGGTTCTGCTCGGCCGCGCGAAGGGCGGCGGCCGCGACCTGGCGCAAGGCGCGCTGACGGTCGGCAGGCAGCTTCGAGAGAACTGCCGTGGCATCCACCGCCAGAAACCCGCGGTGATAGATCAGCGTCTCGCCCGGTTCGGCCTGCGCGATCCAGGCGCAGAGCCCGACCTCGTCCAGACCGTTAGCGGCGCAAAACGGCACCACCCGGTCGGCCGCAAAATCATCGAGGCGGACCATCATGCGGCACCGGCATGCGCATCAGCGCCGGTGCTGTGGCGCAACTGGTCCTGCTCGAAGGCGGTGATATCCTCCATGCGGTAAACCACACGGCCGCCCAGCTTCATGAACTGCGGGCCTTCTCCGGCCCACCGCCACCGCTCCAACGTGCGGTGTGAGATGTTCCACCGTCGGGCCAGTTCTTTCTGATTGAGGTGTTTGAGCTGCTTCTTCGTCTCCTGTCGCTCGCTGCGTTGGGAGGAAGATGCGAAATCCTTCTGTGGGATGTCGTCAGGATCGAAGTGGGATACGGAGGGGGATCAGTTTGAGCCTTGCAACTCAGTGGCGAACGCCGTGGCGGGGGATTGTCATCCCACTCTCATCCCCTTGCACATCCCACTGTGGAGCCGGAGGAACGCGCGTGCCGGTACGGGATGGGTAGGAATCAGCCGCAGTTCAGACGGTAGTTGCCGCGACCGTTCGATTCGATCAGCGACCGCCACTGCTTCTGGGATTTGAACACGTCGGACATCTTCAGGCTCTTTGATCCCGCCGCCGACAAGATCGCCTTGCCACTCTGCCAGGCCTCGCCACGTCGCGCCGCCTCATGCAGCGCACGGACAACCTGTGCCTGGATCGGACCCAGACGGAACTGGTGCCCGTCACAACGCACCTCGTGATAGTCAGGTGATGCGCTGAAGATCGGCAGCTGCGGACCGGTCTCTGCGCCGGAGAACCCCGTCTCCGCTTCAAAACGATCACGTTCCTCGCGCCTTAGCAGCAAATCCTCAATGGTGAGAGGCACGCCATTACGATCTCCCCAGATCGAGGCATAGTCCGACCGGGGCGTTCGGAAGTCGCTCACTGTCAACTCGGCGGTCCGAAATATCTGGAAAACATCCCGCGCATGCAGCTCAAGCAGCCCACTATAGTAGCTCTGCTCGGTGGGCACCCGAAAGTGCTCACCCTCATGGGTCTCCTCGTAGTCGCCCAGTTCCAACGGCACACCGAAGACACGTACTGACAGCCGCAGCTTGTCGTTCTCCGCCAGATAGATCAGGTCGGGCTCGGAGATTGACCAGCGATCAAGGA